GTACCTATTGGTACCGACAACTCTGCAAAAAGCAGAAATTTAAAGAGTGTCGTTTTCAACGACACATGGCCCGTCTCTTGGCGGGATATAGTTCTCCTGAGGGAACTGAAAGCTTTGGGTACATAAAGTCCCAAAGAATAAACTCTGCCGCAGTGCAGAGACTTCGTAGTCTTTTGGCTACAGTTGATGGACTACTTATGCAAGTAGTATTGGCCTTTCCAGGCTCTACAGTCTTCCAAGACTGGAAAAGGATCGATCAGATCCAACGTGGCGGTATCGCCAACATTCTGGAAGATTACTTCCGAGAGACCCGAGCTGATCGGGTAACGACCTTCGAGAAGGTTAAGATTGTTCGCAAGAACATCAAGATGCATGGGTTTAACCCTGCAAGTGATTTGTCGAAAGTCGACATACCAAGAGAGCTCTCCGCTCTCCGAGTGGCTTGTTCACTCATACGAGGCGAAACGCCTCTATCTCACTATCAAGTGATGATTTTGTCCCAAACTAGGGCATCGGGGGTTCCCCCGCGGTCGTTATACGACAAAACCTTGGCTAAGACCAAGGAAATACTGACTACTCCAAGTAGTCGTGAACTCTTAGAGTTCATTGAGTCGCCACTGAAGGTGGCGACAGATCACTTTTACAGTGATCTCCTTACCCGCCTAGGCGGGGAAGGTTCAAGAGAGGGATTCTTCGAATCCGTCGTAAAAGAGAGCAAAATATCGCTCTCAGATTCTGGTGAATTCTTCACCAACACCAATGATGGTGGGAAGCTCGAAGCTTCAAGACTAGTGTTAACTAGTAATCCGGAAATTCCGGAAATAGACCTGAACACAGGTCTCAAAACTGGTAAAGTACTTACCAAAGATTCACCTATAGGTGAACGCCTATTCCACTGGGCTTGTGGAATGTTTACAGATAGATCTAAGATCTATAATAAGAACTGCATGTCATGCAGGATATCCCTAGTCGCAGAACTAGGTAAGTACCGTACAATTACGGTATCAACGTTACAGCATGCGCTGTTACTTCATCCCATGTCTCACATGGGACTCAAAATTGTTGGCGCTATGCCAACAAGTGAAAGTGGCATTGGAGCCGCTAATCATGCTTGGAACTTCTTCAAGCGTATGTCGCACAAGAACCCTAGTGCGTCTTTTATCTTCAACGAAGATATACAGACTTCTGTATTTTCGACCGATTGGTCGTCGGCCACAGATTACTGTGACCCGCTCATTGCTGGTGCAATGTTAAATCGCCTCTTAGAGGCACTTGGGGTACCAAAGTGGTACCGAGAAACAGTGCTCTTTGCACTGACAGGTCCACGTCAAGTGGAAACAATTGATAGGAATGGTGTTCCTATCGAAAAATTCTTCACCTCTAGGGGTGTTTTAATGGGTGACCCAGTCACCAAAATGGTTCTCCATTTGCACCATTTGATTGGTGCTCGTATAGCAGGGAATCTGCTATTTGATATCTTCAAAGATAACATCCTCGATGAGGATAATTCCTCCGAGGAGGAAGATGATAACTAAGTTATCACGTAGTTTACTCAAACCGGGTAACAGCACTGTGAGGGTCATGGACCCCAGTACCTCCGAGAGGAGAAAGCGCGACCGCTTTTTTTTTCTGGCTTTTCTCTTTCGAGAGTTTTCAAATGTCTGAAACATCTGACGAATGTGATGCCAACAGACCTCACAGAGATGATCCGTGGGATCATAGAAAGGATGTCCTTTCTTTGAAGTCCTTTCCAGGGACTTCTATTCTGCGTTACGCAGAAAAGGGAACTCACTTGTGCAAGTGCAGTCCCTCACAGAGACATAGATCTCTATTTACTGTGAACTTACAGTTCACATCTGACAATCTCCTTGGTGAAGGAGATTGTCCATCACTCAACGTTTGTCATAACGCTGAGAATATCTGGGAGTGCAAACTCCCTCGCGAGATCACTGGTCTCGAAAATCGGGTGGTCTTTACTGATCTACCCAATGTACGTACGGCTCTGTCCGTACTGCGAAAAGGTACCTATTGGTACCGACAACTCTGCAAAAAGCAGAAATTTAAAGAGTGTCGTTTTCAACGACACATGGCCCGTCTCTTGGCGGGATATAGTTCTCCTGAGGGAACTGAAAGCTTTGGGTACA